GCACCTGAGCCTGAGCGAGGGCCTGGACTATTACTGGCCCTTTAGCATGAGCGTGCTGGAGACCATATTCCGTGTGTTCAAGCAAAAAGAACTGCTAGAAGATGCTGTGCTGATCTATCGTGTTGCTCGTGCTCCGGAACGCAGAGTGTTCAAGATTGACGTTGGTAACATGCCCAGCCACATGGCAATGGCATTTGTTGAGCGGGTCAAGAACGAGATTCACCAGCGTCGAATTCCCAGTCACACTGGCGGCGGTGCAAACATCATGGACAGCAGCTACAACCCGTTGTCTATCAATGAGGATTATTTCTTCCCCCAGACAGCTGATGGACGTGGCAGTTCAGTTGACACCCTGGCAGGCGGCAGCAACCTGGGCGAAATTGATGACTTGAAGTATTTCAACAACAAGATGTGTCGTGGCCTGCGTGTGCCGTCCAGCTACTTGCCAACAGGACCAGATGACAGCGACCGTCCCATGAACGACGGCAGAGTTGGCACAGCACTGATTCAGGAATATCGTTTTAACCAGTACTGCGAACGCTTGCAGCGCCTGGTTGTGCAAAAGCTGGATGACGAGTTCAAGATGTTCCTGCGCTGGCGCGGGTTTAATATTGATGCTGGCTTGTTCCATATTACTTTTTGTCCCCCGCAGAATTTTGCCAGCTACAGAGAAGCCGAGCTTGACACAACCCGTGTCGGCACGTACACTACGCTGGAGCAGATTCCTTACTTGAGCAAACGTTTCTTACTTAAACGCTACCTGGGCCTTACTGAAGAAGAAATTGTTGACAACGAAACCCTGTGGCACGAAGAGCGCAGCAAGCCGGACGCTCCGGGAGCAACCGGTAGTGACTTGCGCACAGTTGGTGTTACACCGGCTGACATGGAGTCGGATATCGGCACCGGTGAGGAAATGGCCGGTATGGGCGAACCGGGTGTTGAGCCACCCACTGGTGGCGCGCCAGGTGCAGTTGGCAGTCAACCAGGCGCGGCGGTATCCCCGGCAGGCGCAGCTCCAGCATAAATAAAGTATGAATCTGAACGAAGTTTTTGATCGCCAGCCCGAAGCTTACCAAGACGTAGCGCAGGACAATAGCCAGCCCCGTCTTGGCGACCTACGCAAGACCAAGCTGACGCTGCGCCAGATCAACAAACTTCGCAGACTGAATGATGTTCGAACTTATGAGTTTAAAGAAAAACTCAAAAGAGTTCAACTTCAGTACGCACCGCCTGCTGAACCTCTAGTTTAGCCCTTTTCTTCAATTTTCATGCCATAAACCACCCATAAAATCACCTACGGCTTAAATATCTTACAGAGCCATTACTTTGGAGGGGTTATGAACAAATTTGAACAACTTATTGAGTACGTCATTAATGATGACGAAGCCAAGGCGCGTGAGCTGTTCCACAATATTGTGGTCGAGAAGAGCCGTGCAATTTACGAAGAAATGATGGAAGACGACACTGTCGAAGAAGGATTCGGGGGCGATGCCGCTGATGATCTCATTGGCGACGTTGAAGTCGAAGAAGAGGGACTAAGCGAAGAAGGCGACGAAGAAGAAGTCTTTGGAGCCGGCGAAGAAGCTATCGATGGCGACGACGGCGGAGATTTCGGCGACGAAGCGCAAGGTGAAGAAGACCTTGAAGACCGCGTGGTTGATCTTGAAGACAAGCTTGATGAACTCATGGCCGAATTTGAATCCCTAATGGGTGACGAAGGCGGCGAAGACATGGACGTCGACGGTGAATTTGGCGACGAAGGCGACGGCGAAGTTGACATGGATGCTGATCTTGATCAAGCAGAATATGACGACGAAGCTGCTGATGATGTTGACATGATGGAAAACGTCACACTCAAAGCAGTGCCCAAGCCTACACATGGCGATGCAGGCGCAAATAGCAAATCTCCTGTGGCTGCCAACAGCGGTGCAAAAGGTGCGTTAGCCAAGCCAGTTTCAACTGGTGGTGACGGCGGCAATGGTCGTCCTGCTCCTACAGCTAAAGAAGCTATTGGTCGGGTTGGCAACACCCCGGCACAAAGCACACAGAACCCGACACCAGCTACCAAGCCGCACTTGGCCCAAGCAACTGGCGTTAACAACAAGTCGCCCCTGGCGAGTCGTTAAGGATATCGGGTAATGGCTCTTTTACTCAGAGAAAACCTTACCTTCGATGCTGCACAGATTATTGTAGAAGGCACCGAGGGCAAGGATCTCTATATGAAGGGCATCTGCATCCAAGGTGGTGTAAAAAACGCCAACGAGCGAGTTTACCCTGTGAATGAAATTGAACGTGCAGTGACAACACTGAACGAACAAATCACTTCTGGATACTCAGTACTCGGAGAAGTAGATCATCCCGATGATTTAAAAGTAAACCTAGATCGTGTAAGCCATATGATCACCAGCATGTGGATGGATGGCCCAAACGGTTTTGGCAAGTTAAAGATTTTACCCACACCAATGGGTCAGCTGGTTAAAACCATGTTGGAATCAGGTGTGAAATTAGGAGTTTCTAGTCGTGGAAGTGGAAACGTCGACGACAGAACAGGACATGTCAGTGACTTTGAAATTGTAACAGTTGACGTAGTAGCTCAGCCCAGTGCGCCAAATGCGTATCCCAAGGCCATTTACGAGTCACTGCTTAATCATTCTGGGGGCCAAAGACTATTAGATATGTTTAAAGATCCAGCCAAGACTAATAAAGCACAGAAAGTTGTGTCTAATGAAGTAATTCGTTTGATCAAAGGGTTAAAGTTGTAATGACCGAGGCATTCTTGTACAAGTGGACAGAGTTATCTACCGGAAAGTGGTATGTGGGCTCACGGACTGCACAAGGGTGCAATGTACACGATGGATATATTTGTTCTAGCAAATATGTAAAGCCGATGATTATTGAAAATATAGATAATTGGACAAGAACAATTTTAGTTGTAGGAACACCAATATATATTCGTTCGTTGGAAACATTGTATTTGCAATTGATTAATGCAAAGGCAGATGCAATGAGCTATAATAGAAGCAATGCTGATGCTGATTTTTTAAATACAAGCAGAGAACATAATCCAATGTTTGGAAAAAAACATTCTGATATATCCCGAGCTCGAATGTCTATTGCTGGCAAAGGGAAAAAAAGATCAGCCACAGCTTGCAGAAATATTTCTGAAAGCCATGTTGGATTAAGATATGGTCCATGCTCGGACACACGAAAAGAGAAAATATCTGCAGCCAACAAAGGAAGACCTTCAGAGAAAAAAGGAAAACCTGGAAAATCTCCTTCGGAAGAAACCAGATTAAAATTATCAGTGGCAAATAAAAAATATAAGCCCACTGAAGAAACAAAAGCTAAAATTAGAGCTACTATAGCCTCTAAAAAGCAAGGAATTTTAGTGGTTGATAGCCACTAAAATATCTGTTGACTATAAATATTCAACAGAATAAAACTACTATAATAGTAACATCTAAGGAAACATAATGTCAAACATTATTAAGCCATTACTAGATAGCGAACTGTTAAGCGAAGAATCTCAGCGAGAAATCACTGAGGCCTGGGAAACTCGGTTAAATGAAGCGCGTGAACAGGTACGTGGTGAACTCCGCGAAGAGTTCGCACAACGCTATGAGCATGACAAAACAGTGATGGTGGAAGCTCTAGATCGCATGGTAACAGAAGGTCTGCAGAACGAGATCTCGGCAGTGCAAGCTGAAAAGCGCGCCCTGGCCGAGGATCGTGTCAATTTCCAGAGCAAGATCAAAGAGTCAGCAACGAAGTTTAACGACTTCATGGTGACCAAGCTTGCTGAAGAAATTGGTGAACTGCGCAAAGATCGTCGCATGCACAATGAAGGTATCCAAAAGTTGGAACGTTTCATTGTGCGTGCTCTTGCTGAAGAAATTCAAGAATTTGCTCAAGACAAACGTGATGTGGTGGAAACAAAAGTCCGCCTGGTACGTGAAGCTCGTCAGAAACTTGAAACACTCAAGACCAGATTCATTCGTGAATCTGCAGGCAAGGTAACTGCTGTTGTTAGCCGGCATCTAAAGACTGAACTTACACAATTGCACGAAGATATCCGAGTTGCTCGCGAGAACAATTTTGGACGTCGTATTTTTGAAGCATATGCAGCTGAATTTGGCGCAACTCATCTCAATGAGAAAGCCGAAGTGCGTGATCTTAATCAGCAGCTGGTAACAAAGGATCGTCAATTGGCGGAAGCCACCAGGATTGCACGTGACCAACGGGTCATCGTGGAATCCAAAGAACGTGAGATTCGCATGATCAAGGAATCCAATGTGCGTGCAAACGCCCTGGAAGAATTGCTCTCCCCATTAAATGAGGAAAAGCGCGAGATCATGAAGAACCTCTTGGAAAGTGTCCAGACAGCTCGTCTGAAAGGCGCTTTTGAGAAGTATCTACCAGCTGTACTTGCTGACGGACGCACAATGAAGGCCAAAACAGCCCTTACTGAGCGTGTCAGTGTTGTGACTGGTGATAAAACCGTTAAGGCTGCAGATGAAGACCGTTCCAACGTGATCGACATCAAACGCCTGGCTGGACTTTAAAAGTAACATAGGAGACTATAAATGTCACAAGAATTGTTAGAAAGCCGTTGGGACGAAACTAAAGACGCCCTTCTGGAAGGCCTTAAAGGCAATCGTCGTAATTCGATGAACGTTATCCTCGAAAACACTCGTAGATACCTGAAAGAAAATGCAAGTACAGGCAGCACCGCTGCTGGTAACATTGCCACACTGAACCGTGTGATTCTGCCAGTGATTCGACGTGTTATGCCCACCGTTATTGCTAACGAGTTGGTGGGTGTTCAGCCCATGACTGGTCCGGTTGGTCAGATCCATACTCTGCGTGTTCGCTATGCCAGCACAATGACTGACCAAACTGCTGCTGCTACCAGCACAGTGGCTGGTGAAGAAGCACTGAGCCCGTTCAAGATTGCGGTTGCATACAGCGCCGGCATTCGTGGTGCGGACAATGCTGCTACCACACAAACTGCTGCTCAAGGTTATGCAGGTGCTCCTACCAGCACTCTGGAAGGCAACGGCGGTCGTCAGATCTCTGTGCAGATCCTGAAGCAGGCTGTTGAAGCCAAGACCCGCAAGCTGCAGGCTCGCTGGACTTTTGAAGCTGCTCAAGACGCTCAAGCCATGCACGGCATTGACGTTGAAGCAGAAATCATGGCAGCACTGGCGCAAGAAATTACCGCTGAAATTGACCAGGAAATCCTGTTGAGCCTGCGTAGTCTGGCCACAACTGAGTTCACATACAACCAAGCTACCGTTTCCGGTACAGCTACATTCGTTGGTGACGAGCATGCTGCACTGGCTGTTCTGATCAATCGTGTTGCTAACCTGATTGCTCAACGCACACGTCGTGGCGCTGGTAACTGGGCTGTTGTGAGCCCGGCATCGCTGACAGTACTGCAAAGTGCTACCACCAGCGCGTTTGCTCGCACCACAGAAGGCACATTCGAAGCACCCACAAACACCAAGTTTGTTGGCACACTGAATGGCGCTATGCGTGTGTTCGTTGACAGCTATGCCAGCGATTCCACCCCGGTGCTGGTTGGCTACAAGGGTTCGAGCGAAGCAGACGCTGCTGCGTTCTATTGCCCGTACATTCCGCTGATGAGTTCAGGCGTTGTTCTGGATCCGTCAACGTTCGAACCAGTCGTGAGCTTTATGACGCGGTATGGCTACATCGAGCTCACGAATACTGCAAGCAGTTTCGGCAATGCGGGCGACTATTTGGGCGAGATCGCCGTGAGCAATCTGAGCTTCAGCTAAGACTTGTTCTTATCTACGCAATATACAAAACCCACTTCGGTGGGTTTTTTCTTGACTATTGTTATCTAATATGCTATAGTAAAACGTGAAGTTGCTATATCAAACTAAATAACAATATGAAATCATACACTTATCTAATCAAATATCGGCCAACTGGACAGGTATATTACGGAGTACGCTCTGCTAATAAAGTTGATCCAACTGAAGACTTATGGAACAAATACTATACAAGTAGTCCTAAAGTACAAAAACTTATTGAAGAAACTGGCAAAGAAAGTTTTGATGTAGAAATACGTAGGGTATTTGAAAATAAAGAACAAGCAACGGCCTGGGAAACCAAAGTATTGCGCCGGTGTAAAGTATTACACGATTTGAGATGGATCAATCAAAATGTAGCAGGATACATTATCCCAACAGAAGAATCAAACAAAAAGATTAGTGATTATCACAAAGGCAAACCTAAGACAGCAGAACATAAAGAAAAAATAAGACAAGGAAATCTTGGCAAGAAAAAACCACCACGCGGAGAAGAATACAGGGCACTAATGTCTACACTTAAATCTGGTGTTAATAATCCCATGTACGGTAAAGGTTGTACTGCTGAACGAGCAGCTAATATTAGTGCTGCTAAAAAAGCACAAAAACTTACAGCGTATAATAAAGGGGTACCGATGAGCGAAGAACAAAAACAAAAACTTCGAGAAACAATGGTAGGCCGAAAGGTGGATCCGGAAGTATTAGCACGACGAATAGCATCACAAACTGGGCAAAAACGGCAAAAACTGTATTGCCCGCACTGTAAAAAAGATATAGCAGTGGGATGGTATAATCGTCACGGTCCCGCCTGCCGAGCTGTTCTCACCCAAAACACTTGACAAGTGATCACCGAAGTGTTAGCATTTGCACATGTTCGAAAAAAATAACCCTGTCCTGATCTCAATGCCACGCTGTGGCAGCACCGTAACCGGCAAGATGTTGTACAACATCGCACACCACAGGTACGGTTCAAAGAATTACCTGAACCAGTACACAACTGTGTTGCCGCAGTACTATTCGGAGTTTGTGCGCCGAGATGGCTGCATTCAGCAGGTAGCGTATCGTCGTGAGAAAAACGGATTTGTTAAAGAATTTGAAAATCGTGCAGCAGTTATCCACGAGCGGGTACAACTGCTACAGGGAGATACTCGGTACACCATGAAGTTGTTTGCGGATGATCTTACGCCGGAGATTCTAGAGTTCTTGCAAGCACATTATGATTTTATTTTCCTTGAGCGCCGAGACACTCTGGCACAGGTGCTTTCGTATTCTACCATGATGGTGACCAATCAGCACGAGTACCGGCCAGTTGATCAATTCCCACATAGCTATTTTGATATCAGACATTGTTTACTGTTTCTTAACTACATGATACAGTATAAGCGAATTAAAAAACAGAATCCTGAAGCAAAAGTCATCTACTACGAAGACCTAATGGAGTTGGGCGGCAACACAGCAGCGTTGCAGCAGTTACTGGGCTTGCCGATAGAAACCGTGCCTGACACCTTGGCCATAGACACAGTGCCAACACCGTACACCGCTGACCTGGAGGACCTGCTGCACAACCGGGCCGAGTGGTTGGAATACAAACCCACTATCCTACGCTTACTGGCTGCGCTGTAGCTGAATATCACACGTACAGTGGTAGACCTTGTGTTCCGGTAAATAATACAAGTACAAGGATTCTACTGAATGTCTCAACAAATTCAAATCAATTACGGAGCCGCGCCCAACGATGGCTCTGGTGATCCGCTGCGCACTGCGTTTATCAAGACAGACGAGAACTTTGACAACATCTGGCTGGCCGGTCCGGTTGGCAGCAACGTCACCATTGCCAACAACACCATATCAGTTACCAACACCAATGGCAATCTCGTACTGAGTCCGAATGGTATTGGTGTGATACAGACCAATAGCCGGCTGGCGCCGCTTGCAAATTTAACTTACGACATCGGATCCCAGTCACTGCGCTACCGTAATATCTATGCGGCCGGGGTTGATGTTGCCAACGCAGTGATTGGAAACCTTAGCAACATAACTGTCACAGTGGCTAACCTGCATGTGCTGGACGGCACTGCCGGGTATGTGCTGCAAACTGACGGCGCCGGCAACCTGACCTGGGTTGCCAGCACCGGCGTACCCGGCGGAGTCAACACACAGGTTCAGTTCAACAACGCCGGCAGCTTTGGCGCGCAAACCGGATTCACATTCAACAAGACTTCAAACTTGTTAAGTGTTCCGGGCAATGTGTCGGCCACCGGCAACGTCACCGGCAATTATTTTCTGGGCAACGGTTCACAGTTAACAGGTATTGCCGGAACATACGGCAATTCAAATGTAACTACGCTTCTGGCCAGTTTAGGCAGTAATATCATCAGTGGCACCGGCAATATCACAACCACCGGCAACATCACTGGCAATTATTTTCTGGGTAACGGCTCACAACTGACTGGTATTGTATCAAGTTATGGCAATGCCAACGTGGTGGCCAATTTGGCTGCCCTGGGCACAAACCCAATCAGCACAAGTGGCAACATCACTGGCAACTATTTCATTGGTAATGGTAGTCAGTTGACTGGTATCTCGGGTAACATTGCCAACATTACAGCCAATGTGATCTCTTTCAACACCGCAGCTGGTATCAATGTGGCGGCCGGGCAAATGGCCTGGAATAGTTCCGATGGTACCTTGGACATTGGTTTAAGCTATGCCGACGTGGTGTTACAGGTAGGACAAGAAACACACTATGTGGTTCGCAACGACACCGGCAACATTATCGAAAACGGTACTGCTGTATATTGTTCAGGAGTCACTGCTGGATCCGGTCGTATCGAAGCCAGTCCTATGACAGGATCAACAGACCCTATAAAATTCTTGGGCTTGGCCACACAAGATATCAGCAACGGTGTCAACGGTGTGATCACATACTTTGGTTATGTGCGTGGATTAGATACCAGAGGCACAGCCAACACAGCCATATCAGTGGGCGACGAAACCTGGGCAGTGGGTGATCAGTTGTATGTTCACCCTACTGCGGCTGGTAAACTGACCAATGTAGAACCTGCCGCACCCAATGTGAAGATCTGCGTGACCTCTATCATGACCCGCAATCAAACCTCAGGTGTGTTGTTTGTGCGACCCACTACCAATCTTAACATGACAGATCTCAGTGATGTGCAAATTACCACACCTGCGACCAACCAGTTTTTGGTCTATGTCGGCAATCGTTGGGAAAACACAGCCCTGGACATCAGTTTGGACACCACACCTACCTTGGGTGGCAACTTGGCCGGTGCTGGATTCAACGTCAGCAACGTGGGTAACATCAGTGCAACGGGCAACGTCTCCGGCAACTACTTCATTGGCAACGGTTCACAGCTGACTGGCATCACAGCATCAGTTCCCAGTCAAACAATCCTACCCACTATACAAGACATCACGGTTGTGGCCAGGTCAGCCGGCTTGTTTGGTGGCGGTGAAGGAGGTGCCAATGTAACTGTGGCCAATACTATTCCAGTAACTGAATATGGTGTAATCATTACTGACGGCACAACGAGTGAAAAATACAAAACTGGTGGCCTGGGCAGCATTCCAGGAACAGTATCATTAACCTTTACGACTGGATTGAATTCTACACAGTTTACGGTGTTTGCTTATGTGACCAGTAATGCCGGCACATACTATTCTGGTTCGGCCACTGGAACCTCGGGCATTTGCTTATTGTCTGGAACTCAAATTGCACTCAGTGATGGCACACGCAAAGCAATTGAAGATATCACCTATACTGATAAGATGTTGAGCTGGGACTTTGATCGTGGCTGTTATGCAGAAACCACAGCCGTGTGGATCAAACGCGGAGAAACAGGATCACAGTACAACCTACTGACATTCAGCGATGGTACAACTCTACGCACATTTGATCAGCATCGCATCTTTAACAAACAGGCAGGAGCATTTACCTACCCAATGACAACGGCAACTCCTATCGGAACTGTCACAGTCAACGAACACGGTCAAGAGATTACCCTGACTAACAAGCAAGTGATTGTAGATACCATTGAATACTACAATGTTATCACAGACCATCACATGAACCTGTTCTCAGACAGTGTGTTGACCAGTTGCAGATTCAACAACATCTATCCTATAACAGATATGAAGTTTGTTAAAGATGGCAGAACATTACGCACAAGAGCAGAATTTGAGAATGTTCCAGATAGATTCTTCTATGGTCTGAGACTAGCAGAACAAACAACAGACATTGAAACTGTTGAATGGTATGTAAACAGACTGCTGTCAACTGAAATGTCAACCCAATCGGAACTGACATTTTGAAAATACTGTTCTTAGATCATTACGGCGTAATGTGTCTTGGTACTACCGAGATAGTTAGAACTGAACACAGTTTGCCCACCGCTGCTGAATTTGCAGGAACTGACAAGACCTATTTTAGTGACTTTGATTCATCCGCAGTTAATATACTAAATCAGATATTAGATCAAACTGATACCGAAATTGTTATCTCCAGCGACTGGAAATTAAAAACCAGTATTGAAGGCATGTGTAAGTTTTATCAGAAACAAGGCATCAAAAAAATGCCTATTGATTATACCACATGGTTGCCCGGTGCACCAACATATCATCAACAACGAGCAACTGAAATAAATGCCTGGCTAGAACAACATCCTGAAACTACTCAATGGGCAGCAATAGATGATTTATACATGGGAACTTGGTTGACAAATTTTGTTTGGACAAAAAATGTGCATGTGGGAATCAATGATACCGCCGTGCAACAACAGCTTTTAGATATTTTAATACAGGTGTAGATATGGCATTAACAATAGGCAGTGAAATCATAATCGGTGCTGGTGTAGGAATTGGGTATGGGCTAATGACTCGTTGGGACCCGGGCGGTTTGTGGAGAGGTCGATTGGCCATTGTCAATGTCTACAATCTTGCTCTGAGCGACGCAGAAGTCTCACAAAACTTCAACTACTACCGATCACGTTTTGGCCTTTGATCCAACAACCACCTCACTAAATATAACATTATGAATACACTGCGCTCGCTAATGAACATTGTCGAATCTGCATCTATGGAAAAAAGTTCTCCGCAGGATACCGCTGAGCCTGAAGAATTTGTGTATGAAGAACAGGACAGCATAGAAGAAGAGATTGAGCAGCCAGTGGTCGAAGAAGAAAGCAATCTACAAGAGTATGACACCAGATCCGCCAACAGCAAGGCAATTATTGCTAAATTAAAAGAGCTGGGTTATACAAAGATCGGCGGAGGATTAGACGCATCAGTTTGGTCCAAGGATGCAGGCAGTGTTATTAAAATCATAATGCCAGCAGCGTCCCGGGCACAGGATGCCGACGATGTGTTCTTAGCATTCTATGATTTTTGCCAAGCACATAAAGGATCGCCTTACTTGCCCAAATTCGTTGACATTGGCGGCGCAAACCATACAGTTTTTGAGATCAATGGCCGGCAGTACAGACAAATTGCCATGGAAAGACTAGCGCCCATTGAAAAAGGCAGCATTATGGAAAAACTAGTCTGGGGCTTGTCTGACATGGCAAAGATACCGCTAATGAAATGGTCCGATGCAAAAGCACAATTGAGTAACGATGAGTTTTGGCAGTACTTTTCGAAAAAGAGCAAGATGGCCCCGGTACATGCTGACCAAGTCAAGCAGGCGCTGACAGATCCACAATTAGAAAAAGAATACGCAGGCTTATTCGGCACCATGCAGCAGTTATGGCTCAATGGTCGCAAAAAGGGCCTGGGCTGGGACTTGCACACTGAGAACGTGCTACAACGCAACGGTGTACCAGTTATCATTGATCCTTACTCGTGATAGCTATTGATTAGACATGTCAACATTTATTACACCACCGGGCTACTCAGGCACAGCTGAATTAACAGCCAGCAACGGACTCACAGTGATCAAGCAAGGCACCTGGAAATTTAGTCAAGCTGGCTACAATGACGGAGCCACATTTGGCCTGAGCCTTGGCTGGCCCATGTCCCCGGACAATGCTGAAGTCACATACGGTGCACCTCCTCCACCGTACTCGCCAATCACTGGCGGTGAGCTGCACTTGAGCGCACAGGATTGGACCATTGACAGCATTGGTAACAGCTTGATATCTTACACTGACCCGGATACTCACATAACATATCCGGCTGACGTCTGTCGCATCTTGGTTACTGGCTCCTGGCAGGTTATTCGGCAAGTTAATTCTAACAGTTGGAACGGAGTAGGCATTCGATATAACGCTACAACCGTGACAGATCAAGGCGGCCGGGATATGAATCCGTATCTCTTGAGCTACACATCAGCACAGGTGTCTTATGTGATACAAGGTGCCGATGTTGATGGCGGTGCACAAGATACCTTTTCTGATCATGTGTTTGAATGCCGTGCAACTGAGCAAGCTTCTACTACCAACTCCAATGGCGAGTTCCAGAGCAACACTATCACTAGGCCGGTCTGGGCTTACAGCTACAGCATGAGCTGGCAAACCTCGTAATAACTATAAATACACAGCAACGCAATTCGGCGTTTTATGCGGCTTAACCCACCGCGTAGTAGGCTAGAACCTACAATCTTATTATTAAGGAAAACAAAATGGGACGTCCATTAAAGATCAAAAAATCCACTACTAAAGATATCGGCTTCAATGCGCTCAACACGCTAACAGTCCCGGTGTATCCATCCCAGATGGAAGGAACTCAGTTCTTCGGAGTAGTCGGTGGTGCTAACGCTTCGGTTGCAACATCTACATATCCAGTTGTCAAATGCCGTGTTCGTATTACCGGGCAGGACGAAGCCGACGGTTACATCATCACCCAGAAGGGTTCAACCAAGTATCAAGTGGCCTCAGTCACAGCAATCAACGATGAAGATATGGTAGTGGGCACCACTTACCGTATTCTTACACTCGGTGACACCGACTGGTCCACAACCGGCGCTGGCCTAACAGCCGCAGTTGGTGATGTATTCACTGCCTTGGGCGCTGGTGCAGGTACCGGTACTGTGCAGTTGGTTGGAACTTGTGTGTTGGCCAATGAGCTTGACACTTTTTTATCGGCAGGCAACATGAATATTACAATGACTGCTGATAACAGCTCGGCTATCGCAATCAGCCGCCTGACAAATCGCTTTGCGTTAGACTATTCAGATCCCAAGGTTCGTTACGCTGTGAACTTCTTTACTGACGGTTCTACTGTTATCAAGTCCGGCACATCCGGTGGTGCTAACACTGCATCACAACAGAATCAGCTGGTTCTTACTGTGGTCGAGCGGTTTACTTCTTAAGTTTCTCGCATCCAAACTCCTCCCTGTGCTACATACAGGGGGGATTTTTTATGGCGGCATTTGTACTAGGTAATGGAGTTAGTAGGAACAGCGTTGAGTTTGATATTCTGATCAAACTCGGTCCTGTCTATGGGTGCAATGCGCTGTATCGAACCCATACCCCTACTGTGCTAGTAGCAACAGATCGGCCCATAAGTGAAATGATTCAAGAAAGTGGTTACTCAAAGAAGAATAAGTTCTATACCCGCCGTCCCTTGAAAAATCTTGGCGGGATGTCGGTACCACAGCCGTATTTTGGATTCAGTTCAGGGCCAATTGCTGCTGCCCTGGCAGCTGAAGATCGGCATACTCCAATTTATCTAGTGGGGTTTGACATGGGACCCGGCAAACACGGTCGTTTTAATAATATATACGCAGATACAGAGTTTTATAAAAAAACTGAAGATCATCCCACCTACACTGGTAACTGGATCAAACAGTTATGCACGGTCGCTAAGAAGTTCAAAGATCAAACTTTCATACGAGTACACGGTAGGACAACTGCTGATGTGGCTGACTTTGATGCAGTTCCAAACTTTCAAAAATTGGATATTGAAGAGTTCTTAGCTCGAATAAATAAAGCAAAGGGTCTATAAATGTCCAGCTATAAGAGAATTTTGGGTGACTATAATATTGTCAGTGTACAACCACAGCTTGGCGACAATGTTAATGTGGTCACGCACTCGGTTAATATCACTGGCAACTTAAACGTTGCAGGTAATATCACGTACATTGACGTTTCGGAACTGGTAGTTAACGACCCATTTATCACCGTTGCAGGCAACAATGCTGGCACCGGCGCCGGGGCAACATTCCCGCAACAGGGCCTGGTTGCACAAACCGGCAACACCGGAACACCTACTTTTGCTGGATTGCGGTTCAACAACGATACAACCTCCTGGCAGATCAGTAGCAATGTAACCGCAGCCGGCGCAGCAATTACTGCATACAGTGATATTGCTCTCGGTGGCGCATCTGCACCCGGGCAGCCGGCGAATTCTATTCAGTTTAATATCGGAAATGTATTCACCGGCAACACAAATTTTACGTTTGATTACAGTGTCAGTCAAGTGTCACTTGATGGTTCTATTGCTCTAAAGCGTCAGGCTGCAGTACCGTCAGCAATAGCTACTACTCAAATAATTTATGCTAATACCCCGGGCAGCGGCGGTACTGGACTTTACATTCGTGATAGTACCATTAGTGACGAGCTAGTTAGCAAAACCAAAGCCATTGTATTTGGCATTATTTTTTAAGGAACAACTATGGCAATCACCAGCACCCAACTAACTACCACAGCGTCAGCTAATGTGTTTACCGCAGCAGGTCAACAGGCCATCACTGTGATATATCTTTGCAATACTACTGCAAACACAACCTTGGTCGACATGCATGTCACATCTGCAGTGGCTAATGCAGCAGCAAACAATCAAATTTACAGCAACCTGGCAATAACCGCAAACGATACATATGTAATCTCTTCAGAGAAACTAATTTTAGATACTGGTTATTTGTTAAGAGCAACAGCCAACGTGGCCAACAACATCACAGTAACAGTGAGTTCAATCGCGGTATAACTCATGGGAAACTGGGTTAAAAATCGTTTACTGGAAAGTGGTAGTACATCAGTTGTGATCCCAGCAGGGTCATCTGCTACTCGGCCCGATGCTCCTATATTTGGGCAATTTCGATTTAACACCGATACTGCCTTGTTGGAATTTTTTAACGGGGCGACATTTGACGCCCTTGCTGCTGCAGGAGGAATAAACTATACTGTAGATAGTTTCACCGGGGATGGATCAACTACGGTATTCACAATGAGTATCCTGGAATCCCTGTCCACACAGATTATTGTTTTTGTGGGATCAATCTATCAACCTCCCACTGCGGCTTACACTGTTAATGGTGGATATGATATTACATTCACATCGGCCCCGCCAAGTGGTGAGCCGATTAGCGTTATACACAGCACGAGTTAACACGATACATGTCCATCAATCGAATCTCGGGCAATATATTACAGGATAACCTCCAGCGTGGGGCTAACCTGTCTATCCAAGGTAATCTCATATACTTTGATGTTACGAGTAACCGTGTTGGTATTAAAACATCCACTCTGTCGGACGATTTCACTGTGGCCAACGTGGCCAACGTTGGTAACTTGAGGCTTGCATCGGCCTCTGCTAATGCAGTTGTCTTTACCAATTCTGCACGTCTGGCCTCGGCTACTAGCAACTTGACCTTTGATGGATCTACGTTAACTGCAGCCGGAAATATCTCGGCTGGAAACATTATGGCCACTGCAAGAGTCAGCGGAGCTAATGCTTACTTTACCGGCAATGTTGACTTACTGGGAAATTTGAATGCAACCTCGGGTGTAGTTTACAGCAGCCGTGGCGTGTTTTATGGTAACACTACCACAGGCAACATTGCTACAGTGGTTGGAGTACCTGGGTATACTGTGCTGGGTACAAATGTTGTTTCTCAATTTGCCGGAAATGTTAATGCGTACAGCCAGATAAATTCTCAGAACATCAACAATGGTACCCAGGCCAGTACAGACCTAGTTCTTACAGCTAACAACGGCACCGATACCACTTATTATGTGAACTTGGGGATTGCCGGCTCAGCCTGGAACGGGACGCAATCAAACAGCTTGGGCAATGCTGTTGCACCCGATGATTCCTATTTGTATTCTCATGATGGCAACTTGGTAATTGGTACAGCAGTGGCCGGGACAACTCTTAAAATCTTAGCCGGTGGCAACAATTCTAATTTTGTTGTTGCTGTGTACAGCAATGTTGGAGTTGCGATGAGTGCTAACATCAACATGAACTCGAGCAGCATTAACAATGTGGCTGCACCGGTTGCAAATGGAGATGCAACTAACAAGCTCTACGTCGATGGGATCACCTCGAACATTGTTACCAATCTTGGTAATATAACATTTTCAAACACAACCATTAGCACCTCCCAGGCTACTGGAAACATTACACTTCTCCCGACCAGCAACAGTACCGTTATCATTTCTACCACTAGCGGGCTTGTGTTGCCGGTGGGGAACATTACGCAACGCCCTAATCCAGCAACCACCGGCACGGTGCGGTTCAACACCGAAACAGTCAGGGTTGAAGTATATGATGGCGCTGAGTGGGATAGTATTGCTAGCGGCGTAACAAATCAAATCTTGTATGGCGACAATAGCAATACAATATTTACTTTAGACCGTGTTACTACAGCCGCAGCAGCACTGGTTGCCCTAAACGGTGTACTACAAGTGCCCAGCTTGTCGTATACTGTGGCCGGAAATTTAATAACTTTTGTTCAAGCACCTGCGATCTCGGACATTATCGACGTTCGCTTCCTGTAAACCCCGCAGCGGTATTAAAATTAATTCTGGTAAATACTTCCTATAGCCCAATGGCAGGAGTATTTTTCAATGGCAATTACCAGAATTAACAATAATCAGATCAGCGATGCTAGCACAGGCAACGTATATCTAGGAATTAACGCAGCGGTAAAGCTTCAAAATTACTCAATTACTGCAACAAAAATTGCCAATTCGTTAACCTACGGCAGCGATTTGGTTATTACTGGTAACTTGACGGTTCAGGGAAATACCACAACAATCGACACAGTTAACTTAATAGTTGATGATCCGTTGATGCTGTTGGCTGCACAGCAAACAGGGGCTCCGGCAGTTGATATTGGTTTTATTGGACAACGTGGTACTTCAAACAACATTGCTTTTGTTTGGCAAGAATCTTCGCAGCAGTTTATTACTGCTTTCACAACTACTGGCATCTCGAATACCACAATTTCAGTTGAGTCATACGCCAATTTCCAAACACTAAACGCAAATGTCACTGGTATCTTAACAGTCACTGGTGAAACTGGTCTTACCGGCAACGCTACATTCGGCAACGTCTTTGTCGGATCCAGCAAGACGATTGATGTTGGTAACAATAAAGTTTCTAACGTTCAGACACCGACGGCTAATTCAGACGCTGCAACAAAAGGCTATGTTGACGGAATATCAAGTACTGGTTTTGTAGTCAGTGATGGATCAAATACGCAAACTATTTCTGGCGGCGAAACTTTATTTATTCGTGGTACCGCCGACCAAGTCAGCGTTGTTGTTGGAGCAACAGACAATGTAACAATTGGACTACCATCGAGCGTTACTATCTCCGGTAATATCACTAGTGGCAATTTAATTTCAAATGCACTTGTGCAAGGTGTTACAATCACAGCAAGCGGTAACTTGAATGGCAACAACGCCACAATTACCAACGCAGTGGCAGCAGCAAGCGGCTCCTTTACTGGTAACATTTTAGCTGGCAATGTAAACAGCAATGCTGCTGTGACTGGCGTTACAATTACTGCAAGTGGTAACTTGACTGGCAACAACGCCACAATTACCAATGCCATAGCAGCAGCAACAGGAGCATTCACAGGCAACGTTACTACTGGTAACGTCGCTACTGGCATTTTAACTGCAAGTGGCCAAATTATTTCAACTAGCCCGGGTAATGCATCTACCGGCGCCGGCCAACTATATCTAAACGGTTCGGGCAATAACAGAATCGACTTTAATACAAATGGTACAGGAGCACCTGCATTTACCACAAGAAGTGCCGGTACTAAAGTAGTTCTTTATCCTGCACTAACTGGTAGTACAGCTGATTATGCTATGGGTATTGATGCTGCCACATTGTGGTCCAGCATTCCGGAATATGGCGACTCATTTAAGTTTAAATGGTATGGTGCCACAACAGAAATTGCTAACTTAACTGGCACTGGTTCTTTCTCAGTAGCAAGCAACTTAACTAGTGGGGCTACAGTTACGGGTGTTACAGTTACCGCAAGTGGTAACTTGAATGGCAACAACGCCACAATTACCAATGCAGTGGCTGCAGCCACTGGATCATTTAGTGGCAACGTACTTGCCGGCAACTTGAATAGTAATGCAGCAATAACTGGTGTTACTGTAACAGCAACTGGTAACTTAGCAGGCGGCAATGCCAACATCACCAATGCAGTTAATGCAGCAACTGGTGCATTTACAGGTAATGTAACAACTGGTAACGTATCTGGCGTCATAGTTTCTGGCACAACTGGAGCCTTTACTGGCAACGTTAGCGGCGCCAACATTAATACCAACAGTATTGTTGGTACCGCAGTATCTATTACATCAACTGGCGTGTTGACCCTGGCTCCCACTGGCAATATCACAGTTAACAGTAAAAACATTAATAGCTTGGCAGATCCAGTACAAGCTCAAGATGCTGCTACTAAAATCTATGTTGACACTGTGGCACAAGGTCTGGATCCCAAGGCATCTGTGGTTTATGCTACCAGTGCTAACCTTGCTGCATACACATATGATAATGGCACATCTGGTGTTGGCGCAACACTAACAGCCCAGTCTGTTGGTAATTTGATAGTTGATGGTAATTTAGTATCTGCTGGTGAACGTATTTTAATCAAGAACGAAGTTGGCGCATATGTAAACACCACAACACAAAGTGCTGCATTTAATGGTATCTATGTAGTAACCACAGCCGGCGCAGTAGCCGCGGCATATGTATTAACACGATCCACAGATTTTGATAACGGATCGCCGAGCGGTGAAATCCCTAGTGCATTTACATTTGTTGAATCCGGTACCACAAACGCCGACACTGGTTGGGTATGTACTACAAACAACCCAGTTGTAGTAGGAACTACACAAATTATCTTTGCTCAGTTTTCTGGAGCAGGTTCGTATACTGCTGGAAATGCGTTAAGTTTAAATGGAACACAGTTTAACGTACTCACAGATGGTAACATTGGTGTCAACGGAAGTAATCAACTTTTTATCGTATCCGGCGCTACCTTAGTAACTCCCAACATTGGTGACGCCACTGGCAAAAGCCTGACGCTGTCTGGTAATGGACTTTTATCTGCAACTACTGTTACTGCAACAGGCAACGTACTTGCTGGCAATGTAAACAGCAATGCCGCAATAACAGGTGTTACAATCACAGCAACCGGTAACTTGAATGGTAACAACGCCACAATTACCAACGCAGTGGCAGCAGCAAGCGGTGAATTTACTGGCAACGTAACAACTGGCAACGTAAGTGGCACTACAGTATCTGGCACAACTGGTGCATTTAGTGGTAATGTATTGGCTGGCAATGTAAACAGCAATGCCGCAATAACAGGTGTTACAATCACAGCAACCGGTAACTTGAATGGTAACAACGCCACAATTACCAACGCAGTGGCAGCAGCAACTGGTGAATTTACAGGCAACGTACTCGCTGGCAACTTGAACAGTAATGCCGCAATAACAGGTGTTACAATCACAGCAACCGGTAACTTGAATGGTAACAACGCCACAATTACTAATGCGGTAGCAGCAGCAACTGGTGCATTTACAGGTAACGTCACTACTGGCAATGTGTCGGGCACAAATGGATCATTTACCGGCAATGTATTGGCCGGCAATGTAAACAGTAATGCTGCGGTTACTGGCGTCACGATCACAGCAAGTGGTAACTTGAATGGTAACAATGCCACAATTACCAATGCGGTAGCAGCAGCAACTGGTGAATTTACAGGTAATATACTTGCTGGCAATTTGAATAGTAATGCTGCTGTTACTGGTGTTACAATCACAGCAAGTGGTAACTTGAATGGTAACAATGCCACGATCACCAACGCGGTGACTGCTGCTACTGGTGCATTCTCTGG